TATTCTGGCTGGGGCCGAGGTGGTTGGGGTTCTGGCTCTTGGAATAGCCTATCTGTAGGCGTATCCGTTACAGGTGTAGCGGGTACTGCTTCTGTTGGCAGTGTAACAACTACTAGCGGCGTAACACAGCCCATTACGGGCATAGCCGCTACGGGTTCGGTTGGTAGCGTAACTACCACTAGCGCAGCAAATATTTCCGTTACAGGAGTTTCAGCAACAGCAAGTGTTGGCTCTGTAACAACGACAGGTGCCGCTAATACAACAGCAACAGGCTTATCATCTACGGGAAGTGTTGGCTCTGTAACGACTACAGGCGCGGCAAACACTTCCGTTACGGGTCTATCCGCTACTGGTGGCATTGGCACTGTAACAATTGCAGGAATAGCGAACACAACAATAACGGGTGTATTAGCTACGGGCAGTGCTGGCTCTGTATCTGTTATTGGCACAGCAAGTGTATCGGCTACAGGTGTGTCAGGAACATCTGCGGTAAACACAGTTGTAACAGAGTCAGACGGAATTTTAACTGTTTTAGGTTTAAACTCCGTTGGCTCTGTGGGTTCTACGACAGTTTCTGGAAAAGCTAATGTACCTGTTTCTGGTGTTATTGGCACATTTTCTATTGGATCAGTCGATGCCCGTGTGGGCAAAAACGTTCCTGTTACGGGAGTATCCGCAACAGGTAATGTGGGCAGCGTAAGTGTTGAGTTTGACAACAACATCTCTGTAACAGGTGTGACTTCTACTGGTGGTGTAGGCTCTGCAACAGTAGATGCTGATGCGAATATACCCGTTACAGGTGTGACAGGAACAAGTAGTTTGGGTTCTGTCAGCGTTGAAGCTGATGGTCAAGGTTCTGCGACAGGTGTATCTGCTACAGGCTCTTCAGGAGCAGTAACAATAAAATTCGGTGCCTCTGTTGCTGCGACAGGTGTTAGTGGTTCGTCTGGTGTTGGAAGCGTAACAACCAAAGTAGATGCGAATATCTCTGCTACAGGCGTTGCAGGAACAGGCTCAGTTGGGGACGTAGCTGTCAACATACCTATCGACGTATCCGTTACAGGCGTGTCAGCTACAGGAAGCGTTGGGTCTGTTACTGTAGCATTTGGTTATGCGGTTGCAGGGGTGTCAGCCACAGGGCGCGATCCGTTCCCTGTTTCAATAGGAATAGGCCAGTATGTATATCCAGAAGGTGTTTCTGCCACTATGGAGTTGGGAACAGCGTTTGTTTGGAATAATATAACGCCTATACATAACGCAAACTGGACCCCAATAACCCCAGCCCCGCCGGGAGATTGGACGCAAATATCTCCTAGTTCTTCACCAAATTGGAAAAAGATTGCGTCTTAATGATATGCGCGATATAAATATGTCAGCTTACAGTGTTTAGGAAACTTACATGGCTAGTGTTTACACAAACGATCTAAGATTAGAAGAGATAGGAACTGGTGAACAATCAGGCTCTTGGGGTACGACAACCAACACTAACTTAGAATTAATCGCTGAAGCATTTAGTTACGGCACTGAAGCCATAACAACAAATGCAAACACTCATGCAACTACTATTGCAGATGGAGCAACAGACCCCGGACGATCTTTGTATCTAAAATACACAGGCGCTTTGGATTCAGATTGCACAATTACTATTGGCCCAAACACTGTCAATAAAATGTGGTTTATAGAGAACGCTACTACCGATAGTGGTTCTTCAGGCCCGTACAACATTATCATTAAGCAAGGCACTGGCAACACAATCACAATACCAAACAGTCAAGTTAAGGCTGTTTTTTCTGATGGAGCGGGTTCTGGCGCAGCCATGACTGACGCCTTTACAGACTTGAGCGTCCCAAGTTTGTTTGTAGCGGGGGCCGCAGCGCCTTCAATTGGTGACGTTTTGGCATTAAGCATAGCGTTAGGATAAACGATGGCTAATACATTCAAGAGTTATTTGGCGAGTGCAACGGGAACCTCTGCGGCTACTGTGCGCACAGTGCCGTCAAGCACACAGACGGTTGCGGTGGGTATTAACCTCGCTAACATTCTCACAAGCCAAATTAAGGTCAGTGCCTATATTACCAGAAGCGGCACAGATTATTACATTGTTAAAAACGCACCGATACCCGCGCAAGGGGCGCTGTCTGTGCTGGATGGGAAAATTATCTTAGAAGCTGCTGATGTTGTTAAAGTAATATCAGACACGGGTAGCAGCGTAGATACTGTATTATCGGTCTTGGAGATTACCTAATGGCTGGATATATCGGCACGGGCGCAGTCCCGCAGGCTACACAGAAACGTGATTCATTTACGGCAACGGCTGGGCAAACCAGCTTTCCCACAAGTGGATATACGCCCGGATATGTAGATGTTTATATGAACGGTGTAAAACTTGCACCTGCTGATTTTACCGCGACCAATAGCTCAGACGTTGTGCTGGCGGTTGCTGCGGTTGCTAACGACACGTTAGAGATTATTTCTTATAGCACATTTGAAGTATCAGCACAGACATTTACGGGTGACGTTACTGCAAGCGGCGGAACATTTTTGCCCACGGGCGATACGTCTGCGGGTGATGCCGCTGCTATGGGCTATGCTGCGGCTGATGGTTTGGTGCTTACGGGTCAGGGTTCTACATCAGACGTAACTATTAAGAACGATGCAGACGCTACAGTAATGTCGATACCAACAGGTACAACGGGTGTGACGTTTGCGGGTACTCCTACGTTTCCTGATGGCAGTATAAACATTGCTGATCTGGATATTGATGGCGGTACTGATATTGGAGCAGCGTTGGTCGATGCTGACTTGATGGTTGTGGATGACGGTGCGGGTGGGACCAATCGTAAAGCTACCATGTCTAGGCTTGCTACCTATATGGGTACTAAGATTGGTGGTGGGTTGGAGTTCATAGCTTCTACTGATGCTAGTGATACTGCTACTATTAGTTTTACAGGTTTTGATTCCTCTAAGTATGACAGTTATTTATTTACATTTTTAAACGTAGTTTCTGCGACAGATGCAAAGTCATTGCTTTTACTGACGAGTACTGATGGTGGCTCTAATTATGATACTGGTTCTAGTGACTATGTTGTTCAATACTTCGGCTACCGTGCTGGTGCAGCGTTTCAAGGATTTGACGCAACAAGTGCAAACATAAATGTCAGTGCTAGTCAAGGAACTGCATCAGGAGAAGAAGGTGGTTGCAGTGGGCATATGTTTATCTACAGCCCACATATAGCGTTACCAACAAGAGTGGCAGGTCAATCATTCTTTTTTCACAGCAATGGAGACATTGCTAATCTTGTTACTGGTGGGCAGCGAACCTCTAGCGCAGATGTAGATGCAGTTAGATTTCTGTACAATTCTGGCAACATAGCATCAGGAACAATTAATATGTACGGAATAGTAAACTCATAGGAGAATAAAATGCCACGATACCACAACGTTAATGGCAACATGGTGCAGTTTACTGCTGATGAAGAAACTGCACGGGATGCGGAAGAGGCGGCATGGGCTGCGGGGGCAGATACTCGCGCGGCGGCGTCTGTGCGCGAAGAACGTGATAAGAGACTAGCAGAATGTGATTGGATGGCTAATTCTGACGTAACAATGGCAAGCGCGTGGACAACGTACAGACAGGGGTTGCGTGATGTACCAGCACAGTCTGGGTTTCCAAACAGCGTCACATGGCCCACTAAGCCTACTTAGGAGATTATAAGATGGCAGGATATATCGGCAGCAAAGGCTCTGGAATTATCTCAGGTATTGATGCGTCTATCGCGGACCTCAACCTGACGGATAAGGCTTCAGCCAACGGCACTACAGAAGCCAATAAGGTTCTCACTGCTGACGGTAATAAGGACGTTACCGCGATCCGCAACCTTACTGCTACAGGCACTGTTACACGCGCCCTGACACGCGGCTCTATTGATGTTGGCAACAGTTCTGGTGTGTCATCTGCCTTAGCAAAAGGCGCAGCGGGAACAGTCCTAACATCTGATGGAACTGATTTATCGTTTGTGGCAGCAAGCGGCGGTGGTGAACAGACATTTACTGCTACAGGCGCGATTACAGCGGGGGACATTGTTGGTTTTAATTTAAACGGTACTATTTCTTCTGCATCGGTAGACTTACAAACGGCAGTTGATCTTGGTGCAACTGAAATATATTCAGCGGTCTATGACACTGGAAATGATAAAGTCGTATTTTTTCTATACGATGCAAGTTATAATATAACTGCCAGAGTCGGCACTATTTCAAATGGTCAAATCTCACTTGGAACTGCTGTAGCTTTGGGTATAGCAGGATATTACGTTTCACCCGCTTATGACGCAAATAGTGGGAAGATTGTAATTGTTTATAGAAAAGTTTCTGACAACGACAGCTATGCGGTAGTGGCAACCGTATCTGGTACAAGCATTTCTTTTGGAACACCTGTTTTATTTAACGCAGCCACAAGTTACAACTTGTGCATCGCATACGACAGCAACGCACAAAAAGTTCTTGTAACTTACAATGGCAATGGAGACTATCCTAGAGCGAGAGTTGGCACGGTAAGCGGAACATCTATTAGTTTTGGAACGGAACTAGCTTATACTAACCTAGCTGGCGCTCCGTTAGGCGGCTCTCTTGTTTTTGACTCTAATGCAAACAAATTTTTGTCTGTCTATCCGCGAGTTTCCGTTTATGATTTAATATGTACGGTACTAACAATTAGTGGAACAAATGTTACTGCTGGAACTGCGCTTAGTGCTGGCGGCTACAACAACTCAGGAAAGACATATTCAACTTTTATACCAACATTAAACAAAATATTTCTTACTCTTTTAGGAGGGTATAGGGTGCTTACAATTAGTGGAACTGACGTTTCATCAGTAGAACTTATTATAACAGGTTATAATAGTAGCGGTTCTTATCTCACTATGGCTGGCGATAAACAATTCCTAACTTATAATAATGGTGGTTCTACTTCTGTTGTAGAGGTAACAGTTTCAGCTACGTCTGTAGAGTTTGCACCAGCAAGCACCATATTTTCGTTCGGCACTGCCCCTTCCGCAAGAGCCACTATTTATGACCCTGACACTAGTAGACTTGTATTTACTGACAAAACAAATGCGTATGTCTATAACCCAGAAAGTCCAAAATTTGTAGGTATTGCTAAGGAGGATATTACCAACGGTGCAACTGGAAAAGTTACTGTTGTAGGGGGAATTAATACATCGGTAAGTGGATTAACGGCTGGTAAAAATTACGGAAAAGTTGCTTCGTCAGCATCACTAACAGAAATTGGTGTAAGTGAAGTTGGAGCTTTTGGTGTGGCTCTATCCTCATCTTCAATTTACCTTAACAAAGGAAAATCATAATGATGATGACTGACCTACCGCTTGATGGCGATACCGCTGAAGCAGTAAGATTATATCGTGATGAGCTACTTGCTCGTTGTGATGACAAGGTTTGGCCTGACCATGTGCCTGATGCTTGGCGCACGTACAGGCAAGCACTGCGTGATGTACCTACACAAGCTGGGTTTCCTACAGATGTGACTTGGCCTACGGAGCCTACTTAGGAGAATAAACTATGACCAAAGCCAGAGATTTAGCAGGGTTTTCGACGGGTTCGATTACCAACACCACGGCTGACGGCCTTATCCTAAAGGGCGATGGTAGCAGCACAGACGTTGTAATTAAAAACGGCGCTGACGCTACGGTGGCTACGGTATCGGACGGTAGTACAAATCTTTCTGTTGCTGGCAGTGTAACGGGCGCGTTGGCTAGGGGCGCTATACAAGTAGGCAACTCGTCAGGTGTGGCCGCAGCGTTGGCTAAAGGTACGTCAGGCTATGTTTTAACCGCAGGTGCTAACGACCTATCTTGGGCTGAAGGTGGCAGTGGAGGTATGGAGTTTATTGCCTCTAGTGGTGCTATATCTAATGCTGCTACTGTAAGTTTTACAGGCTTTGACTCTTCAAAATATGATTCATATGAGTTTAGATTTATAGATTTTCTTCCTGCTACTGATGGTGCACTTCCTGAAGCAAGAACTAGCTCTGACACATCTGGTCACAGTTATGATAGTGGGGCTAATGATTACCTAAAAAGACTTTCTGGAACAACTACTGGATCAGTAGGCCAATTAAACTCAAATAATGCGTTAGGAAATGCTGCTAACGAAGGTTTTGTTGGTATTGTAAGGGTAATTAATCCTCACACTTCTACTTATACAAAAGTTTCTACAAACGATGGTGTATACATAACTTCTAATGGAACTGTTTCTGATATAAGTAGCCAAGGTGGATTTATACGTTACGAAAATGCACAAGTAAATGCAATACAATTTTTTTACACCAGTGGAAACATAGCATCAGGCGAAATTGTTATGTACGGAATAGTAAACTCATAGAATATACCGTGTAGCCAGATGGTATTAAATATTATAAAGTGCCTAAAAGAACTGGCTAAATCGAAGGTGTTCTATGGCGTTAAGCAAGCTAAAATTTAGGTCAGGAGTCAATAAAGAAACTACATCTTACAGCAATGAAGGTGGTTGGTTCGATGGTGATAAAGTGCGTTTTCGCGCTGGTTTTCCAGAAAAAATTGGTGGTTGGGTAAAAAGGTCAAACGAAGCGTTTATAGGAACGTGTAGGTCTTTGCATTCTTGGGTCGCACTTGATGGCACTAAATTATTAGGCATAGGAACTAATAGAAAGTTTTACATAAATAACGGTGAAACATTCTATGACATTACACCCATAGACAGAACAGATACGCTTACAAACCCATTTACTGCTAGAAGCACAACGCTTCACAATACGCAAGTTTTGCCAACTGATACAGTTATTCGTCTTACAAATAACTCAGCAGCAACAGCATTTGCGCCTTCTGGCAGAATTAAAATAGGTTCCGAAGTTATAACCTATACAGGAACGTCCGCAGACACTCTTACAGGCTGCTCTAGGGGGCAAGATGGAACCACAGCAGCAACGCATGCGGGTAACGCATCTGTTTCTAGCTGTACGTTTAAAGTCACAGATGCAGACCACTTGGCTTCACCCGGCGATTTTGTAATATTTTCCAACGCAACTTCTTTAGGCGGTAACATTGTAGCCAATGTTTTAAATCAAGAATATGAAATAACGGCGGTTATAGATGGCAGCAACTACCAAGTTGAGGCCAGAACAGTATCTACAATACAATCTATTACTGTTTCTGGCGGCTTAAACCCTACAAACGTTTATTCTACGTCTTCAGATACAAACGGTGGTGGAACTGTAACCGCAACATATCTTTTAACTGCTGGTCTGGACACTTCTGTATTTGGTACTGGCTGGGGAGCGGGTAGTTGGAGTCGCGGAACTTGGGACTCATCTGCTACTATTAGTGCTGCGGGGCAGGCGTTGGGAAGCTGGACACAAGATAACTTTGGTCAAAGTCTTCTTATAAACGCACATAACGGAAATATTTATTATTGGGATTACACCTCTGGCTTTACATCAAGGGCGGTTCCTTTATCCAGCTTGGCAGGCACAGATGGCTTCGCGCCAACTGTAGCAAAGCAAGTTATGGTTTCAGATCAAGCTGCGCACACAATAGTATTCGGCTGTGATCCAGAAACCAGTATTGGAACTCAAGACCCAATGTTGATTAGATTTAGCTCTGTTGTGAACAGTAGGGCTGAAAGTCTAATTGTTTGGAAAACAGAAGAAACAAACTCTGCGGGAGATTTAGTGCTAGGTTCTGGCTCTGAAATAGTAACTGCCGTTGAAACAAAACAACAGATTATTGTTTTAACAGATACGTCTGTTTATTCTCTGCAATTTTTAGGACCGCCACTTACTTATGGCGTAAACATGGTTTCAAACAATATTACTGTTGCTGGTTCTTTCTCGACTGTCAGCATTGAAGATTCAGTGTTTTGGATGGGGCTATCAGAGTTTTATGTTTATGATGGTGGGGTTAAAGTAATACCATGTTCTGTTAAAGATTACGTGTTTAATGATTTTAATGATTCTCAACGTGAAAAGGTTTGTGCAGGATCAAATACTGCCTTTACAGAAGTTTGGTGGTTTTATCCTTCATCGACAAGTTCAGATAACGACAGATATGTTGTGTATAATTATGGTCAAAATATTTGGTATTTTGGCAATCTAAGCCGAACATTTTGGCAGGATAGAGGTATTGATTCTAACCCAACAGCCGCTGGCGGTGACAATTACCTTTATACACATGAGTTCGGGTTTGATGATGGAAGCACTAATCCTGTTAGCCCAATTGTTGCACATATTGAAAGCAGCCAAATGACTATAGGTGAGGGCGACAAGTTTGTCTTTATCAGCAAGATCATACCAGATTTAACTTTTAGAAACTCTAGTGAAGCTACGCCAACAGCCGTTATGACAGTACAGGCCAGAAATTTTCCCGGCGGTCCCTATTTGCAATCTAACAGCAAGAATGTAACTAAAGAAGTTTCTACAACTGTGGAAGAGTTTACAGATCAACTTTACGTCAGGATACGTGGCAGAAGTTTTGCGTTCAAAATACAATCTTCAAATTTAGGCGAAACATGGAGATTAGGGACGCCGCGTGTTGAAATAAGACCAGATGGCAGAAGATAAATGTCAAGAAATTTAGTTAAACCTTTTTTTGGAAAACCGCCGCCTGAATATTCTATAGCTTATATGGATAGCTTGGTGCGTTCATTCGCTCTGTATATTCAGCAAATGCAAAACCCCGGCGCTGGTAGGAATACTACACAAGTTTTTACAAACTTGCCGAACAATG